ATGGCTTCAAAAGCGGAATTAAGGGAAGCGGTCGAAAGGTGGCAGAAGCACTGCGAGACTGTGCAGCAGGCCACCGTGGTGAATACCGCGGAAACGGAAAGGGAGAAACTGGCACGTATCAGGCGCGTGCGTTCCGACTATGCCGCTTTCGTGGATTATTATTTCCCGCACTACACCGTGAACCCAGAAACGGGAAAACAGACGTCTTGCGCGCCGTTCCATATCAAGGCGGCGAACAAGGTGCTGAAAGAACGCAACCTGAAAGCGGCGTTCAAATGGCATCGCGGCGCGGCAAAGTCCACACATCTGGATATTTTCATACCCATGTGGCTGAAATGTCAGGAAACGCGCCAGATTAACGTCATGGTGCTGGTGGGCAAAAGCGAGGACAACGCGAACACGCTGCTGGCCGACATACAGGCGGAATTACAGTTCAACCAGCGGTATATCCACGATTTCGGGCAGCAGTACAATAACGGTTCATGGGAGGAGGGCGAGTTCGTGACAAAGGACGGCACGGCATTCTTCGCACGTGGACGCGGACAGTCACCGCGCGGTCTGCGTTACCGTAGCCACCGACCCGACTACATCGTCATAGACGACCTCGACGACGACGAACTATGCGAAAGCCCCGCACGCGTCACCCGTCTTACAAATTGGGTGAAAGAGGCTCTGTTCGGCGCGCTGGACGGCGGACGCGGACGCTTTATCATGGTGGGCAACCTCATTTCAAAGAACAGCGTGCTGGCCAACTTCTGCGCCATCGACGGGGTGCATGTGTCACAGGTGAACATCTGGGACAAGGACGGGGGCGTGTCATGGGCGGCCAAATGGACGCCCGAAGAAGTGAAAGCCATCGAGAGGTTTCAGGGGTATCGCTCGTTTCAAAAAGAGTACATGAACAACCCCATCACCGAGGGCGCGGTGTTCCGTCAGGACTGGATTAAATGGGCGACACGTCCCAAATGGAAAGAATTTGAAGAACTTATCCTGTACATCGACCCCGCATGGAAAAGCAGCGTTAAGAACGACTACAAGGCGGCAAAACTGTGGGGAAAACGCAAAACGCAGCTGTGGCAGCTGCGCGCGTTCGTCAGGCAGGCCACCATTCCCGAAATGGTAAGGTGGTGTTATGACCTGTTCGAGTGGGCGCAGGAAACGGGTATCGCGATAAAGTTCTACATGGAGGCCAATTTCATGCAGGAGGAAATTCTAAAAGATTTCAAGACGGAGGGCGATTTGCGCGGCTACCAGCTGCCCATTCTGGGAGACAAGCGCAAGAAGCCCGACAAGTTCCTGCGTATCGAAAGTAGCGCGGCAAACTGGGAACGCGGCTTTGTATATTACGACGAAAGCCAGAAACAAGACCCCGACATGCTCGCGGGGCTGGAACAGACCCTCGCGTTCCAGAAAGGGATGCGGGGACACGATGATGCGCCCGACGCCGACGAGGGCGCAATATCACTGCTTCAAAAGCACTCACGGATCAGTAGTTTCACTCCGTCGTTCGGCAGGCGGAACAATGCAAAAAATGTATCATGGTAAGAAAGTATTTCAAAGCACTTGTGTTTGAATGGCGGCTGAAACGCGCCAAGAAAAAAGCGGACAGCGACGCCGCACTGTACGGGAAAAAGTTTCTGGTGATTGTATTCGGCGGAAAGCCCGTTGTGGTTTCCATGCAGGGCATTAAAAAGCTGATACGGCAGCACCGTTTCGCAAAGGGGTTCACGGCCGAGAAAGCCGAAAAATGCGCGCTGTATGTCGCCATCCCTGACAACTCAAAAAAACAGACGCCATGTTCCTGACGATTGAAGACTACCAGAGCGTGTGCGACAGTTTCGAGTTCGAGCAGGTGACGGCCAGCGAAGCGGAACGTCTCAAGGCGGAACGGGCGGCAATGGAGAAGATTTGCAGCTACACCCGACACCGTTACGACATGCGGCAGGCATTTGCCGCCGAGGGTGAGCAGCGCAACGCCATGCTGGTGCAGTGCATGGTGAACATCACCCTTTGGCTGATGATCCACCGATTGCCGCAGAACATGGGGCACGAAAGGCGCGAATGCCTGTACAATGATTCGGTGAAATGGCTGCGCGACGTCCAGAACTCCAAAGCGTCGCCAGACCTGCCGACATATACAGGCACGGACGGGGAAACGGATGCACACAACCCCGTCCGTTACGGCTCTATGCCCCCGAACAGATACGATTATTAAACGGTATTTAATCACTAATTAAATGGACTTAATCAGTAGCATTAAACAGGCTTTCACGCGGCGCACATACACCGAGGCGGACATGGACAGGCTGATACGGTTTGCCAAAAGCAAACAGGGGCTTAAACTGACCGCGCAGCTGATGCAGCAGACCGACAGCCTGACAAAGAAAGACGTTGCGACATGGCGGCAGGCATGGCAGGCCGCCATAAGCATAGACACGCCGAACCGCGCGCGGCTGTACGACATCTATACCGACTGCCTCGTGGATCTTCACCTGACGGGATGTATCGGACAGCGGAAAGGAAAGACGCTGCAAAAGGATTTCCGACTGGTGGGAAAGGACGGAAAGGAAAAGGCGGACGCCACCAAACTGCTGCAAAGGGAGTGGTTCAACGATTTCTGCGACCTCGCGCTGGACAGCCGTTTCTGGGGGCACAGCCTTATACAGCTGGGCGACATCGTGTCGGACGAGAACGGGATGCGCTTCGAGGGCGTGGAAATTGTGCCGCGCAAGCATGTATGCCCCGAATACGGGGTAATTACGCCAGAACCCGCCGCCGACTGGCGCACGGGCATACCGTACCGCGACGGGGATTTGTCCCTGTGGTGCGTGGAGGTGGGAAAGCCCAAAGACTTGGGGCTGCTCCTCAAATGCGCACCCTCCTGCATAAGCAAGAAAAACATGCTGGCGTTCTGGGACATGTTCGGCGAGATATTCGGCGCGCCCATGCGCGTGGCACGTACCAACACCACCGACGAGGCCGAACGCCGACGCATTGAGGGGTCGCTGGACAGGATGGGCGCGGCGTTCTGGGCATTGTTCCCCGAGGGCACGGACATCGAAATTAAGGAAAGCAGCCGCGGGGATGCCTACAACGTCTATGACAAGCGCGTGGACAGGTGCAACAGCGAACTGTCCAAAGGCACGCTGATGCAGACAATGACCATCGACAGCGGTTCGTCCCTGTCGCAGTCGGAAACGCACCTTGAAATTTTCGAGGACGTGGTAAAGGCCGACGCAAAGATGGTGGCGAACGTCGTAAACGACAAGCTGCTGCCACTTATGGCGCGGCACGGTTTCCCCGTGCAGGGGCTGACGTTCCAATGGGACGACGCGGCATCGTTCAGCCCCGCCGAAAGGCGCGAGGAGGAACGCCTGCTGCTGGAATATTACGAGATTGACCCGCAGTATTTCGTCGATAACTACAACATACCCATCACGGGCGTGCGGCAAGCAAAAACACAGCCTGACGCTTTTTTCGGGTAAGCCCCACGGGTGTGGGGCTGCGCAGGGGGTACAAGGCTTTCAACGCGGCGTTGCGTTCGCTTTACGGGCGTGAACTGCTGACGCTGGCCGAGGGCGGACGGCCGTTTGACTTCGACGACGCGCTGTTTGACGAGGCGGCAAAGACGGTGTACCAGAACGGGGGATTTGATGTTTCATGCCTGACAGAACCGCAGGCGCAGGCTCTCATTAACGAGACGCTGCGCGTGATTGATACGGCCGTCGGCAGCGCGCTGCCCCATGAAGTGCCTGACACTATACGTTATGCCCTCGAAAACAACGCTTTTGTGTTTTCGGGATTTAAGACATTCCACGCGCTGCGTGAAGTGGGGCTGTCCATGCTCACGGAAAAGGGCGACATCAAACCGTTCGGGGAGTTCCTGACGGACGTAAAGCGGATAAACGCGCAGTACAACCACAATTACCTGTACGCGGAATACAACCACGCGCTCGGGGCGGCGCAGATGGCGGCCAAATGGCACGACTTCGAGCAGGACGGCGACCGTTACAACTTGCAGTACCGCACGGCGGGCGACGACAAGGTGCGCGAGGAACACGCCATACTCAACGGCACGACACTGCCGCCGTCCGACCCGTTCTGGGACATGTTCCTGCCGCCAAACGGCTGGAACTGCCGATGCACGGCCGTACAGGTGCGAAAGAACAAATATCCCGCATCCGACCCAGAACTGGCCATGAAGCGCGGGCAGAACTGCACGGAGGGGGCGAAAAAGGCCATTTTCAGGTATAACGCTGGAAAGTCGCTGCAACTGTTCCCGCCAAAGCACCCGTATTTCAAAGCACCCGCAGAGGCAAAGCAGGTCATCGAACAGGTGACGCAGGAAGCCATCAGGGAGAAACGCATCCGCGACATGGTCGAGGAACTGCCCGACAACCTGACGCCTGAAGAAAAGCAGGCCATTGCCGCGCACAACCTTGAAATAGAAGAAGCCCTGAAAATAACAAAGGGAAAACCTATGACCGTCGAGCAGGCAGACCAGCAGCACGCCAATCCGAACTATGGCAAAAAATACGAATACAGCATCAACTGCCAGACCTGCGCCCCCGCTTATGTATTGCGGCTGATGGGCTTTAACGTGACCGCAAAGGCAAACACCAAAAACTCGTTGTCGGAATACCTGTCACGCCAGCGTTCGTTCGAGGCATGGAAGAACACGGACGGGTCGCCAGCCGTGCCGACGCTGACATACGACTGGATGATAGCAAAGGGATATAAACAGATGTCGAAAAAAAGATATGCTGAATATTTCGAGGAATGCTGCAAGGAGACGGGCGTATATATACTGACTATCGGCTGGAAAGGCGGAGGGGGACACGCAACTGTCCTGCAACGTTTTGAAGACGGTACATTGAAGTATATAGAACCGCAGGTTTACAGTGAGAGAAGCGGGGCGAAAAGGAGCATTGACGAACTGTGCGAAAGCGGGGCGACAAAACCCTACCCCAAAAGAGGCGTGCTGCGTGTTGATAACAAACTGTTCGACACTAAATTTGCATCAATCTTTGACAAGTAAACGGATAATGCCCAATGCTTCAAAGCCCGTTACTTCGGTGGCTTTGCCGTCTTTGAAAAGGTAGATGTAAGGGAAGCCCGTATCGGTGTCCTCTGGGAAACGGAACAAAAAAGCGTCTTTGCCCTTGTACTTACCGAGGTAGTCAAAGGCATCGCCGTAAAGGTCGATAAGACTTTTTGCGGCACTCTTTATTTGTTCGGGCACTTTCATATCGGCAAAAATACGAATTATTTTTTGTTTAATTATAAAAATAACACCCAAAATGATAGACGGGGAACAACTTAAAAGAAACATATTGGACGATATGCGCGTGGAACTCTCCGACGAGTTCGACAAGAACTTCGACCGAAAGGCGTTTTTTACAAAGAAATGGAAACGCCGAGCCAACCCCAACGCGAAAGGATCGCTGCTGATGGTTACGGGAACAATGCGCCGAAGCATCAAGGCGGAAGTAAGAGGAAACGGTGTGCGGTTCACGTCCGCCGTGCCATACGCAGCCATACACAACGAGGGCGGAACTGGAACAAAGCCTGTGCGGCAACATACCCGAACCAGCAGAAAGGGAAAACAATACACGGTAAAGGCGCACACGCGGAAATTTACCATGCCGAAGCGTCAGTTTGTGGGCGACGGCAAACGGACGCAGGAAATAATAAAGGGCGTCATTGCCGATAACGTCGCGGATTTCAACATGCAACTGTCTAAATTCATAAGGAAATGAGAAAACAGATTTTTCAGGCAATCTGCACACGTCTTACCGAGCGCGTGCCAGATATTCAGTTTATAGACCTGTGGAACAACAACGTCCAGACGCTTAGCGGCGGCGCGGTATGGCCTTTGCCTGCCGTGTTCGTGGAGTTCGAGCCGATAGAGTGGCGGCAGCAGAACAACGGCGCACGGCGCGGCGACGTGGCAGTGCGCCTGCATCTGGTGACGCGAGCCGTCAGCACACACGGGGCGAAAGACCCGAAAATGTCCGACGCGCTGGGGTTTCTTGATTTGATAGACCAGATAAATGCCGCCATGCAGGGATTGCGGGGGGATAACTTTTCAGGCTTCCAGCTGACTACCTCGGCGACCAACCACGACCACGCGGAACTGATGGAGAGCGTCGAGCGGTACACCACCAGCGCGCAGGACATCACAGCAGTACCGAAAGCCGCGAAAGTGACGGGGATTGCCCCGACGCTGCGGAAAGGGTAAGAAAAAGCCCCGCGTTCAGGTCGCGGGGCTTTCATTGAGTGCATCCCATAAAGTGAGTTGCTGCGGCTGCTGCACGGGCGGAGGCGTCGGTATGCCTAAATAATTCAGGTAGGTGCGATAGCAGATTTTGAACTTTGGAAAAATATGCTGCCGCCATACGGCCTTGTAACACCGCGCCTGATTGCCGCTTTCATAGTGCTGCTCGGTAATGGCGCGAACCATCCTTACACGCTCTATGGTACTTTCGTGGTGTTTTCGTTTCTCCATCTGCTTACTTTTTACTACCTTTGCAAACGTCCTTTTACAAAGGCTTTGCGCTGGCTCGCTGTTGGTTAAGTTTGGCAGATGGAGCTGGCGCGGCTTTTTATTCCACGTCGGTCATGCCGAGCGGAATATTCACCCAAGCACCCTTTTCGTTTTTGTATTCAGCACGAATGTATTTCTTTGTCGCGGTGGGCTGGTAGCTTTCCTCGATGATTTGCACACCCTCGATAAAACGCTCGTTGCCCGTTTCCTCGGCCATCTTACGAAGCTGGAGCACACGGCTGGCCTTGATGTTCCCGCTCTGGTCACGGGAAAGCAGACGCAGCACGGCATTCACAAGGGCTTTGCTCGTTTCGTCTTTGGCAAGGCTTTCAATGTATGCCTTGACCATTGCGATGCCGTCCTCCACCGTGTCACGGTAGCCGTCGATGGTGTTCACGCCGAGGGTAAGACGCAGTTTGCTGTCGCTGGTGGTAAACGTGTGGCTGCGCTGGTCGTCTTTCGTAAGTCCCAGCACCTCCGACTTCATTTTCAGAATGGCGTCAAAGTTGCCGAAAACGGTATTTTTAACCGTCTTGATTTGTTCGCTCAACTCTTGGAGGACAGGTAGTGTGGCACGCAATTCATCGTCCACCATTGAGGCGTAGTTCTCACGCTGCTGCTTGCGCTGTGCCGCAGCTTCTTTCTTTTGCTTTTCTGCGCGGTACGCCTCGAACTCTTGGCGTTCTTCCGCGGTCATTGTTACATTTTCCATATTAAACGGATTTTGAAGTTATTAAAAAGGGATTAAATACTGTTTAATCGTTGTCATAGTGCTGGTAAATATCATCGGCATATTCGGCCATGTCGGCCTGCGTTTGTGCCCATTCGGCAAGTTCCTGCATGAATGCCGCGTATTCCTCGCTTCCCATTTCGACGGTGCGCTCCCTGATGGCACGCTGCACGTCTTTCATTACTGCATTGCTCATATCTTAAAATTTTTTCCAAGTGTTGCCAAACGCGACAAAGCAATCATTTCCTCCTTTTTCTTCTCCTGTTTGGGCTTACGTTCCCAACAGTCAGGGCAATAGATGCCACTCGGTGCATTATAAGCACCGCCTTTTATCTCTTTACCGCAAAGGCAACACGTTATTGATTTCTTTTCCATACTATTGTTTTGATGGTTTCCACTCTATTGTTATAACTGCATCGAGTTGGCCGCTACCATTACACACAGGACAGTCTTTCTTCACATGTTCTCGATACTGCCCGCTCCAAAAGAAGCCATTGCCATGACAATACCCACACAAATGGCCGTTGCTGGTAATGGTTTCTTTCATGTTGCCAACCCCGATAAATTCAGACGGTGTTACTTTGATTATATCACTTTTTGCACTCATACTTTTCTTATTTTGAGAACTATTTTATCACATTTGTTAATTGGTGTTCTTACTTCTTTCCCATACCATGAACACCAATAGTATGGCTGAAACAAATTCGGTGAATGTGTACAATATTCACATGTTTCACATATATGGACTTTATTCATTTCTATATTGTTTGAAACATATTGTACTGAAATTCATACCCCAATATCCGCAGCCGCTTCTCCTGTACCGCACTGCGGTTCTTGCTGTCCTCTGGGAGCACGGCCACACGTTGCTCACGGTTGAACCGGTAGCCTTTCTTCCGCATCTGGTAACGCAGATTGCGTTCCTTACGCATTTGCTTGTCTTCCTTTCCCATGACCTAACAGTGTTTGCATAAGCAAGGCATCGGCTATATCATTCACCGCCTGCGCGTCTTTTACTTTATTGTTGAACGCGGCCACCAGATTGCGCAACCTTTCACGCGGGATTTTATTAAAATCAGTGTGACCCGTGGCACGGCAGGCAATACCTTTAATCACCGTGGCGTTGCTCTCTTTGCCCGTGGCTTTGAGGTAGCCACCAATGGCGGCCATTACACGCTTGCGCAGTTTGTCCATTTCACCCGCGCCCGTCTTTTCGTTCACCTGTGCCGAAAGTTTGCCGCACACGTTTATCAAATCGTGGGTGTCCATGTCGCGACTACTTTCAACCCCGCAACTTTCCACGATGGCGCGTTTCTCGGCGTCGGTCAGTCCCAACACGCTGCAAAGGGTGTGGAACTTCTTCAAAATATCCCTATGGATTTTATCCATTGTCTTGTTTTCTGCCATATCCTTTTACATTTTATCAACCCAATACTCCTGTGCGCCTGCCTCCCATATCACGAAGTCTGCGCCGCCCTCTCCGAGGTCGGCAACCTCGTAACGGGTAGTGACGAATGCCTTGTAACCCTCCACACGTATTTTTATCTCACTGTCATAGCGGATATTCTGTGCCATCATACCTTTGGGCTGGCCTGCCTTTTCATGACTGATGAAAATAAACAGCTTATCGGGGAACTCGTCGCGCAAAGTCTGGTACTGATCCATATTAAAACGCCTTAAATAATGCACGCTGTCAATCACAATCACGTCAGGACTTTGTTTCTTCTTCAAACGGGTACGCAGTTCTTTCAACTGTTCTTTATTCAGCAGGATAATACGGTTGCCGACTTCCGCCATGCCCACACGTTCCCATGCCTTTTGCAATGACAGACTTAAACCCTGTTCCAGACTGTTGTATGCCACGCGGCGAAAGCGGGTAAGGTACTTGCAGACCTGCATCACAAAGGTGGTTTTACCGCAACCGCTGCCGCCGTAGATTATCCACGCGCCCCGCAGTTCTGGCCGCCCGAAGCTGGCAAGAAACGCCCCGTCAAAGTCGGCCACCTCAAATTTTGCCGTCAGCACGTTTTTATTGCTTATCGCCCGTCCCATAGGTATTACGCTTTTATTTCCAGATAATAATCCATCCTTGACCAACCGCCAGCAGCGTGAACTGATTTAATCAAATAGGACATTTCACCATTAGTCAGAGTGGTAGATATAATCTTATCCCGCCTATACTCTATACGACCACAACCTTTTATGTTGATGTTGCCCCATTCATTTCTATCCAAAACCGAGGTAACAAATTCTTCTACTGTGCATTCCTGCGTCAAGAAAACATCGTATGGTGCAGTTTCATCACCTCCTGTACAGGCAGTTTGTCGAAAAATCAATTCAATCATTTGTTTTCCTCCTTTTGTAAAGCCCAAATAGCACGTTTTACACGGCGTAAATCACATTCGCAGTCCTCCACTATGCGGTTGATGGCGTTCGTGGCTGTAATGCCGTTTGCCACGCAAATGGCGGCTATATCTTCGCTGTTCACCACCTGCAACTCCACAAACTTGCGCCCTATACGGCTGTAAATTTCCTCGTACCCCTTGCGTTTGGTGCGCAGACCCTTTTTGATACGCTTATCCAGAAAATTGGTAGCGCAAAGGATGATGCCGCAATGTCCCTCCAGCTGGTTGTAAAGACTGATAAAGAAATAAAGCACCTGATCCGAAAGTTTGTCGGCCTCGTCAAGCACCACAAGCGGGTTTTCCTTGCGTTTGAGCGTGTCGATGATGTCGTCCATCATATCCGACACCGTGCTGCCCGTGAAGTCCACGCCCATACATTGCAGCAACTTGCCCATGAACGTGCGGCGGTTCCAATATTCGGAGCAGCAGAGGTGGTAAACATGGCGGTGCGTGGCGGCGTAGTTCTTTATGGCTTCCGTCTTACCGCAGCCAGCGTCACCCGTAACGGCCAGCACAAGGCTGTCCTCGCGGGCATTGTCAAGCAGAAAGCCCATGCGGCTGTACGCGCGTGTTTCAGCGATGCGCCACGCTTTTGCCTCGTGCCCTGTCTGGGCAGCTATCGTGCGCCACATTTCCTCGCTGATGGTGTCCCAATCACCTGCCAGCACCTTGCTGACAGTGGCCGCACTTACGCCATTCATACTGTTGGCCGCCTTGTTCTGGCTGCCTTTCTGCGCGCAGTAGTCTTTAAGACGTGCGGCAATCTGTTGTTTTTCGTCCTTTTGCATCTTATTTCGTTTTAGAAAATTGAATAATCGTCTTTATCCGAAGCGGCCGCGCCCTGCGGTATCAGGGGCACTTCCACCGTCTTGACCTCTACCGCCTCCACGTCAATGGTATTCAGGCGTTTCTGCGCTTTCGGCAGTTTGTGCTGCCCGCGGCTGTCACATATTAGCAGGCGGTTGAGGATATTGTCCTGTGCAATAACGGGCTGCGCCTTTTCATAAGCCAGCGCGAGGCGTTCCGTTACATGTTGTTCCAGATGCCTGTTGAAGTCCTGCACCTGTTGAAGTGCGGCCGCGTCGCCCTCCTTGCGGTCGGCAAGTGCCATCGGCTGCACGTATTTTTCTGTCAGCATGAAGCGCAGCGTGCCGTCTTCACTTACTGCCAGCACCTCATGCAGATTATCGGGGTCGTATTTCACCGTCCAACGCCTGCCTGCATACTGACGGAAACGCACGTCGAAACAGTCATAATCGCGTTTCATGCCCAAAAGTGTAGGCCGCAGGCCGCTGCCCTCGATGGCGTTCTTGTGGCCTGTTTCCGCACCGAAATTCAGCAGGTATTGTTCGCGGCTTAACGGCAGGCGGCGTTCCGCGGGCAGGTTCTCCATAAGTTTGCGGAACTGTTCTACCTTGCGTTGGCGTTCCATCTGCATGATGCGGTCTATCTGTTCACGCACACCCGCTTCGTCGGGGAAACTGTGCCGCAGCATGTTCAGGGCTTCACTGTTTGGCTGCTTGCTGGGGTCGGTGGTTATGCCAAAGCCCGACCAGTTGTTGAACAGCTTGCAGTATGTCTTATTCAGGTAGCCGAAATAAGGCTCTACCACTTTGGCCTTTGCATTCTTTACGCGGGCAGGCGTCAGTTTGTCGCCCATCACGTTGTAAAGCGGGGTCATGGCCTTAATGCTGTAGTGGTCGCACTGTATCTGGTTTGCCCGAAGCATGACCCCGAAAAGTTCCTCGCTGTGTTTGGCCGCGTCGCGCAGGGCTTCGGCTATAAGTTCGGGCGTTTCGTGTGTACCCACGGCATAGCCTATCGGGTAGTTTACACAGGGGTCAAGCACCACCTCCAGCGTCAGGCGGTTATGGTATGTCGTAACGCTGCGGCCTTTACTGTCGGTTTTCGTTGTCTGGTAAAGCAGTTCCACGTCCCAACCGTCAAGCGTCCACATGAGGAACGGAGCGGTCGGTCTGGTGCGCTTCACCTGCATGGATTTCGTGTTGCGGAAATTCGTACTGCCCAAACGGCCTGCCGCTGTCACCAAGTCCAATTTTTCACGCCATTTTGCCACCGTGCTGGGGGTTATCGCTTTCCAGCCCTGCTGCTTCGCCACGGCATTGTACAAATTGGCTATCGCCACATTGTCGAGGTTGTTGTGGTGGCCGATAAGCTGCACAAGCACGCTTTCTTTTACATCGTCGTCCACCTTTGCGGCGTTGATATTCTGGAACTTCTTGCTGATGAAACACACATACCCATCATGCAGGTATTCGTTAAACTTACGTTGCAGGCGGCGGTCGCTTTCAGGCAGGGAGTGCGGGAAACGGTCGGCCAGACGTGGCAGGGCTGCCGCGGCCTTGCGCCAGAACTCCGTCTTGTTCAGGCGCGGTTTGCTCTGACGTAGGCGGTGGCTGTTGCTGGTTTCGATACACTGCCGAAAAGCGTTCATGATGGCGCAGTTGTTTGAATATTCCGCCTGCTTTTCGGTGGTGAGGTGGCGACCGTCGGCCAGCACATAGTCCGCGTAAAACTGCATGGCCTGTCCGTCGGGGGTGATTGTGTCCATAAAAGGCTTGCTGTCGGCTTTTTCCTGTAAGTCGGGGTAACGGCGGTAAACCTCCGTGCGATATTTCAGTGGCAGGCTTTCAACGGCAAACAGCGCGGGTGTCCCATAACAGGCACGTTGCACCTGCTTGATTTGCTTACGACGGCGCAGATTTTTCACTGTGTCCTCCGTCATAATACCAGCAATCAACTCGGTATGACTTATACAAAGCGTGTTACCGTAATATTCCATCACTTACATTGCTTGTGCTTCCGCTTGTATGGCAGGAAACTGGTCTAACATTACGTTTTTGTAGTTCTTGACAGACTGACCGTCTTTGATGATGTCCACACGTCCCGTATTTTTGTCACACTCCAGCATAACACCATTAGGGAAATACTGACGCATATAACCGTCAGCATCGTGCATCGTTTCAATTGCAGGTGTGGCAATCATTAAAATACCTCCGCGCTGCTGTGCCAGCTGACGGATTTTCCGCGCCCGTGGGCTATCGCCCCCACGTTCAACAAAAGTCAGTGCCCGCCATACCGCCATTTTAGTAGTCCTGAAAGTCTTAATCAGGAACTCGCGGTTTTCTTTCGTTACTGCTATGTACTTTTCCATATTACTATTTATTTCAGGTTAGCATTGATATACTGTACATCCTCTTCCCAAAGAGGAAGCCCCATTTTGATTTTTCTGGTTACAACTTCCTTTTGCCCGACTAATTTCACTGCCTTATTATAAAAATCAGTGTCATTATACGCGCTGGCTTTACCTATAAGAAACTCTGCAAGCTCTTCCCGCTCTTTCTTTACAGCCTTTTTCAAAAAACTAAGCTCTGCATCCATGCCACCAACACGTCTGCCGACTTCTTTCAAACATTGGCGTAATTCGATATGATCGTTAGCTCCGTCATAGGCACACATGGCTTTCATTTCTTTACAGAACTCGTCCTTATCCATATTTCCAGCAGCTATGTAGAGATTCTCCACAAAATGATAATCTTCTGCCGTTATCAGTCTTCGTGTCCTGTCTTCAAATTCTTTCTGTGTCAT